CAAATTAAAAGTGGCGAATTAAGTGTACAAGATGGTACGGATATACTTAATGAACTAAAAGATGTTCAAGCCCAATTAAAAACAGCCGATGCCGAAATAGCGGTACGTTATTTGGTTGAAGCAGTTAGTACACTAGCAAGTTTATAAAAAACACCCAATAAAAATATATTTTCCTTAAACAGGGATAAATACACTTGACACATCAATAAGTTATGTATATAATTTATGAAGTGTGTTAGTTGTCTCCGACAACGACATATAAAACACATTTAGGCTCAACATAGGCACATTTTACAAGGAGAAACATAATGGCTAGTCTAGCAGAAATCCGCGCTCGTATCGCAGCGCAAGAAAACAAAAGTCAAACTAAAGGTCAAAACGCACAATCAGATGGTGCAATCTATCCACACTGGAATATGAGTGAAGGCACTACTGCCACAATTCGCTTTTTACCAGACGCAGATAACAATAACACATTCTTTTGGGTAGAACGACAAATCATCAAACTTCCATTTAATGGAATCAAAGGTGATAGCAACGTAAAACAAATTCAAGTTCAAGTACCATGCGTAGAAATGTATGGTGAAAACTGTCCAATTCTTGCTGAGGTTCGTCCTTGGTATAAAGATGAAACATTAAAAGAAATGGCAAATAAGTATTGGAAGAAACGCAGTTATTTGTTCCAAGGTTTTGTACGCACAAACCCACTTGGTGATGACAAAACTCCACCAAATCCAATTCGTAGATTTGTTATTAGTCCACAAATTTTTACAATCATTAAATCAAGTTTGATGGATCCTGAAATGGAAAACATTCCAACTGACTATATGAGTGGTCTTGATTTTAACATCAAGAAAACAAGCAAAGGTGGCTATGCTGATTATTCAACATCTAACTGGGCTCGTAAAGAGACTGCATTAACAGAAGCCGAAGCAGCAGCTATTGAAGCACATGGTTTATTCAATCTTAAAGATTTCTTACCAAAGAAACCTAGCGAGGCTGAATTACGTGTAATCAAAGAAATGTTTGAGGCAAGCGTTGATGGTCGTCCATACGACAATGACAAGTGGGGTGCATACTATCGTCCATATGGACTAGAGGCTCCTGCTAATAGTAACACAACTGAAACAGCTACAGTTGCGCCAACCGTAATTACAACTTCTACTTCTGATGAAGATGAAGACGTAAGCGCAAGCAGCCCAGTTGTTGTTCCAAAAGCAACATCAAGCGATAAGGCTCAAGACATTTTAGCGCAAATTCGCGCAAGACAAAAGAAAGCCTAAGGCGTTAGGGGCAGTAACTCTGCCCCTTTCTATATGAGGGAAATCCCATGACATTACCTAACGAAAGATTCCGTGCAATGAAACACGGAAAAAAATTATTAGAAGAACTTTGCGATCCAGGTAAAACTCCTCGCGTACCTTCAATTATTCGTGACCGTGCGCGTAGCGTACTACGACATTATCCAACTGATTATGATTTGGAAAGAATTGCAGAAAATTCACCAGATATACTTGACAGAATTGATAATGTTGTTAAACTAAAGAAAGTAAAAGGAATTTAAGATGACGAAACCATTTGACGCAAGTAAATTTCGTAAAAGCATTACTAAGGCTATTGATGGACTTAGTATTGGTTTTAACGATCCCACAGATTGGATTAACACAGGCAATCACGCATTAAACTTTGCTATTAGCGGTGACTTTAACAAAGGTGTACCGCTTGGTAAGGTAACTGTGTTTGCAGGTGAATCTGGTAGTGGCAAAAGTTATATCTGTTCAGGTAACTTAGTACGTCACGCACAACAACAAGGTATTTTTGTTGTGTTGATTGATACTGAAAACGCACTTGACGAACCCTGGCTACACGCATTGGGTGTTGATACAAGTGAAGAAAAACTTCTTAAACTCAACATGGCAATGATCGATGACGTTGCTAAAACTATCAGTGAGTTTATGAAAGAATACAAAGCAATGGCTGGAGATGATAAACCAAAAGTATTGTTCATTATTGACAGTCTTGGTATGTTGTTAACTCCAACTGATGTTAACCAGTTTGAAGCCGGTGATATGAAAGGTGACATGGGTCGTAAGCCCAAAGCACTAACATCATTAGTTCGTAACTGTGTTAATATGTTTGGTAGTCACAATGTTGGATTAGTTGCTACTAATCACACATACGCAAGTCAAGATATGTTTGATCCCGATGATAAGATTAGTGGTGGTCAAGGCTTTATCTATGCTAGTAGTATTGTTGTTGCTATGCGTAAACTTAAATTAAAAGAAGATGACGATGGCAATAAGATCAGCGATGTACGTGGTATTCGTGCTGCTTGTAAAGTAATGAAAACACGTTATGCTAAACCTTTTGAAAGTGTACAAGTAAAGATTCCATATGAAACAGGTATGAATCCATATTCAGGTTTGTTAGATATGTTTGAAAAGGCTGGATTACTTACAAAAGAAGGCAACCGTTTACAATATGTTACAACTGATGGCGAAGTAATCAAATACTTCCGTAAAGGTTGGGAAAGCAATGAAGATGGCTGTTTAGATAAAGTAATGGCAGAATATAGTTCAACTAAGATAAGTAATAAAATTACGGAGGAAGTTGAAGAATGAGTATTGAAGTTGTAGCAGAAATTTGGAATGAGTTAAAATACGATTTTGATGAAGTTACACAACGTGAAGCAGCTGGTAAAATTATTGATGTGTTAGTTGATTATAACTTTGACTCTAGCGAAATTAAACAAGCATTTCGTGGTGACACTGTTATGATGGCAGCACTAAAAGATTACAACGCTGAACATGAAACCGATGACGAAGAATATGATGAAGAATATGACGAAGACGATTATTACGAAGACGAAGAAGACGAAGACGATTATTAATGGTGATACTTGAACTGGTATAGTAAGATAGTTGATAGTTTGGCTAACATTCCCGATTTCATAAATTATTATGAAAACGAATTGCGTAGTGCTAAATTTGAAATCAGTGTAAAAGGCAAGGTTGAAAAGAATCTTGCCGATTTACCTGGGTTAACAGAACATCGTTTCAATCAATTACAAGAGATTGAAGCAGTTCTTAATTACCTAAATATACAATTACGTAAAATACGCCGTAAACACTTTCAAAAGTATCTTGAGGGTTATAATCGTGCGTTAACTAGTCGTGATGCTGAAAAGTATGTTGATGGTGAAGAAGAAGTTATTGATTTTGAATGTATCATTAACGAAGCTGCATTAATACGTAATAAATGGTTAGGCTTAATGAAAGGTCTAGAAAGCAAAAACTTTATGTTAGGACATGTGGTTAGATTAAGAGTAGCCGGCATGGAAGATGTTAGTCTTTAATAAAATTGTAATAAATACATTTTTATGAGGAATGTGTTGATGGATAATACAGTTATAACTGACTACCTATTATACCAATTAGACCTACATAAATTTACAAATATAAACTACAGCGAACACTACAATCATTTGGGTTTAAACTACAAATATATAACCTTTAATTATCAAAAAAATTCAGGGTATATCCAATTATATAACCCCAAGTTTATAAAAGTCAATATAAACAATCACTTAGCTAACATACACGATAATATCCAAAGTGCTATTAATCAATTAAAAGCCTTGACATTACGCTAAAATTTGCTATAATAATAGTGTTAAGAAAAGGAGTTTTTATGTTGAATCGTTTAAGTAATAAGGCACGTGCCTTAATTGAAGTCTTAGTAGGTGTCGCAGTAGTATCTGGGTTTTCAGTATTTGCTGTACACTCTGTTTATGCACCAATTATTGAATTTATTTTCAATTTGGTACTAATTGGAGCATTGATTTACTTGCTTTATGATTTCCGAAAAATGAGTTTAGATTACTCTAACAAGTAATTAATACCCAAAACCGCAAGTGTCTAAGTCTTTGATTTATAAGGATTTATATTTCTTGCGTTTTTCCTATAATTTTGCTATAATATTATTTTACACAACACATTGGAGTTAGAATGGACGTAGTTGAGTATATCCCATCAGTAGTTACTACTGACGTTACAACCGAAGTTAAAACTGATGACGATTTGGCAATGGATCGCATTGCTAGTCGTTTTGCCGTACTAGATGAAATGTCTGCCGCATGTATTAATGGCGACATTCGTGCTATGATTGTTACTGGTCCACCGGGTGTTGGTAAGAGTTATGGTGTTGAACAACAGTTAGCTAAAGAAAATCTTTTTACAACCATATCTGGTAAACGTGAGCGTTTTAACATTGTTAAAGGTGCTATGAGTGGCATTGGGCTATTCGCTACACTTTATAAGTATAGTGATTCACGCAATGTACTTGTGTTTGACGATTGCGATATTTGGGAAGATCAAGACGCACTTAACATTCTCAAAGGTGCGTTAGACAGTGGTAAACGCCGACGTATTAGTTGGAACAAAGATAGCCGACTATTGCGTGTAGAAGATGTACCTCATCAATTTGACTTTAACGGGTCAATTATTTTTATTACCAATCTTGATTTTTCTGATGCTAAGAAAAGCAAAAAAATCAAGGCGCATTTGGATGCATTACAAAGTCGTTGTCACTATCTTGATTTGACTATTGATACTGAACGTGATAAGATGCTACGTATTAAGCAAGTACATCGTGACGCTGAAGGCGGATTATTCTGTGATTATTATTTTGAAAATAACGAGGCAGATCAAATCCTTGATTTTATGTTACAAAATAATAAGCGTTTGCGTGAAGTAAGTTTACGTATGGCACTTAAGATTGCTGATTTAGTTAAAATCAGTGAACTTAACTGGCGTACACTAGCAGAGGCTACTTGTATGCATCGACAGGGAGTTAAACTATGAATAAAGTTTACATGATTTATTATAAAGATCCTAGTGATCCTAGCTTTGAGCCCAAAGTACTTAAACCGGCAAGTTCGCAAGAACTTGCCGAATATGAGATACAAGTTGAAAAACTTAGGGCTAAAACAGATGATGAAAAACAATTAGAATACTATTATGTAGAGAAGTATTTACAATGAAAAAGTTGTTGTTATTGATAGGATTACTGAATCCCATTAATACAAATGCCTTTACGTTAACGGTGAATCCTGCTACAAATAGGGATTCGGTTGTTATCAATTTAAACGGCGAATTTGATCGTGATTCGTATAAACAAATGTATTATTTGTTTAGCCTTTTGCGAGGTGAAAAGGTTACTATTGTAGCTAATTCACCGGGTGGGTTAGCAAATCAGTTGCCCGATATAATGAAACTTGTTCATTATAATAGAGTTGATTGGGTAGTACCTAAAGAAAACTCGTGTAATAGTGCTTGTGCTTGGGCTGCTATTAGAGCCGAACATATTACGGGTAGGTTGGGTTTTCATTGCGTAGTTGACGTTGAAAATTCAACAGAAGCCAATTTTAAATATGAAATAGAAAATCCAGACAACGCTATTAATTCTAGAATATATAATCTATTATATTCATGGCAAATCCCAACAGACAAGCGTTGGTTTACTAAAAATATAACTTGGGTAAACTTCAGTTAAACAAATATTAAAGGAGATTGATATGGCACATGTTGAAATGATTGATGATAGCGTTACAGTCACTGAGGCTGTAGATAAAGTTTTAGTTAGCAAAGTTAAAGAAATAATGGAAAAATATGCTAACACCGAAACTTTTACTGACGAACTTTGTGATTTAATTATGGAAGATATACGAACAATTTTTGGTAAAGACACACCTGCAAAACTAATGATTGATTCAGATACAAAAGAAATTGAGATTACTATTCCCAATTTTACTAATAAATTAATTAAATTTTCGTCACTTGAGTTACTTAAAAAGGAAGATTAATATGAAACAATGGTTTATGGATTGGATGCCACTTATCATGGCAATTTTTACTTTACTAATCGCAATTGCTACTGTATTAAATGGTGAGGGTGTTCTAGCATCAGGGTATTTTCTAGCGTTTAGTGGTTGGTTTGCAGCATACGGTGAACGCGCAGATAATAAGAAACAATAATGAACGGAACCGCACATATTTTTATTGATAACGGCAGTATCAAAATTGAGTTGCCTTTTAATTCTAAATTTGTAAAACATTTTAGAAAAAATACATATAACACTTTTATTTGGAATAAAATAGATAAGGTATATGAAACTAAGTTTAACACTTATGCATTAAAGTGTGCGGTTAATGAGTGTAGTAAATTTTTTAACGTAACGTTTTGTGATGTTCTGAAACCAGTTATTGAACACGCTATATCTATACAAGATAGGATTTTTGAACCCACATTAGTTGAGTCAAATGGTAATTATTATATCGCTTGTATCAATGAATCGTTACACAATCAAATAGCAAATGTAACATTGGATAATTCTTTAGAATCGTTGCACAACTGTACATTATTATCCGTAAAAGTTAATGAAAATATTTATAAAGATAATCCAGCTAAAAACTTTGCTGCAAATAAACATGTTACTATAGATGTAGATTATCTACCTTTTGTGCGTGATTGGTTATTAGAATTAAATATAAAGCATATCTATATGTCGCAGGTGATAGGCAATTCTACATCATCATTTTTATCTCGACAACTTATAAAACAAGTTTTTGTAGACCGATTTGTGCTTAAAGAAGAAAAAAAATTAAGAAAACTGCCATTTAATAAACCTTTTGTATACTTTATTGATACATATGAAAAGCCCAAAGATTATATGTTTAAGGCAGACAAAGTGATACAATTGACTAACAATAAAAAATAACATGCACAAATGTAAAATAATAATCAAAGATGAAGTAAATTGTAAAATTGAAAATTTAGAATTGGATGCCCGTAGGGCATTAATGAAAAAATTTGAATTTGAAATACCTGGTGCTAGGTATTTACCCAGTGTTCGTTTAGGTAGATGGAATGGCAAAACAAGTTATTTTAGTTTGGCGGGTAGTTCATATATAAATTTATTGGATCAAATCATTCCTGTATTAGAAAATTATGGATACGATTTTGAATTAGAAGATTTAAGAGAACATTCCAATACCTTTAACTTTGTAGAAGTTACCGAAAATACATTTGCACATAAGGTTTGGCCTAAAGGTCATACGGCTGAAGGACAACCTATTACATTGCGTGACTATCAAGTAAAAATAGTTAATTCATTTCTAGCTAACCCACAATGTTTACAAGAAATTGCTACGGGAGCAGGTAAAACTATTATGACTGCTGCTCTTAGTCATAGTGTAGAAAAGTGTGGACGCAGTATTGTAATTGTACCCAATAAAAGTTTGGTATTGCAAACAGAAGAAGATTATATTAATCTTGGATTGGATGTTGGTGTGTACTTTGGCGATAGAAAAGAATACAATAAGACACATACAATTTGTACTTGGCAAAGTCTAAACAACATGCTTAAAAATACAAAAAATGGTGTTGCTGAAGTAGAAATCAAAGACTTTATTGAGGGTGTGGTCTGTGTAATAGTAGACGAAGTACATCAGGCTAAAGCGGATGCATTAAAAACATTGTTAACCGGGGTATTCAGTCAAGTTCCTATTCGTTGGGGATTAACTGGAACTATACCCAAAGCTGATTATGAAAAGACTAGTTTATTAGTAAGTCTTGGACCTGTCATAAATAAACTCGCCGCAAGTGAATTGCAAGACAAAGGTGTATTAGCAAAGTGCCATGTCAACATTGTACAGTTAAAAGATGATGTTGAATTTAAAACTTACCAAGCTGAACTTAAACACTTATTGGAAAACGATAAACGGGTAGATAAGATAGCACAACTAATTCAACAGATTAGTTTGTCTGGAAACACATTAGTACTAATTGATCGTGTTAATCCTGGTAAAGACCTTGTTGATCGTATGCCTGGCAGTGTATTTGTAAGCGGCGATACGAAACTAGTTGAGCGTAAAGAGGAATACGATGAGATTAAGACAAGTGACAACAAAATATTGGTTTGTACCTATGGCATTGCGGCTGTTGGTATTAATATTCCTCGTGTATTTAATTTGGTCCTCATCGAACCCGGGAAGAGTTTTGTAAGAGTAATTCAAAGTATTGGTCGCGGTATTCGTAAAGCCGAAGATAAAGATCACGTAGAGATTTGGGATATTACAAGCGATTGTA